CGCTGCGCCAAGAGCTGCATTAAGCAGTCCTCGGCCGATCCTTAGCCCGGTCCCTCTACAGGTATTCGTACCAAAGGGGAGCGCACGGTGCTTCCACCCAAGGGGTGGTAGTGCACCGTACTACTACGCGGTACCGTGGTGGTCCGCGTACCGTGTGCCTTTCTCCAAAGGCCCCAGCTAAGTCGGCAAGGAGCCGACCCTGCAAGTCCGAACGTTTCCGTTTCGGACTCGTAGCAGTGAGGCTGGGGAAAGTGTACTGGTAGGCCTGCACGTGGTTGTTCCAGCGTGCGAAGCCTCTCTTGAGGAGCAAAGGAACTGGCGCTACGAAGTGGCCAGTTTCGCCCCCACCTGGTCCCATTGCGGGGCCAACAAGAGGTTCCTTTACGGAACCCAGTAGCACTGGGAGAACAGGGCTGTCCGGTGTCTTCCGCTGGATGCGGTTGAATAGAGACATTCTTGCCGTGGGATACGACAAGTTGTCCTTCAGGTACACCGGGCGGACATCGAGACCTCCTAGCCAATCCGCGCCGCACGATTCACGGAACCAACCGTGATAGTACGATTTGGATCGGTTGACGAGGAACCCGCAAAAGCTAAGCACCTCCGTGAGGAGGAGCGAAGCAGTAACGGGGACAACGATGTCATCACCATAAATGGCGTAGTCGCGAGATGCGACAAACCCATTTGTTACCCGGATGCAGGCACGCGTGAGCGCGCCGAACACTAAGCACTCGATAGGAAAGGTAGTCGCATTCCCCATAGATACAAACATTGGGGAGTCGATATCCTGACCATCGACGTGCAGTAGATGGGTTCTAGCTGCGTCGAGCAGTTCGAACCAATCCCGGGGAAACAGATCTTTCACCAGGACGGTGAGGACACAATTGGATGCGTCCGTAAGATCTATGGTGGCGTGACTCAAGGTGAAGTCCTTCACACCTGAGGCACGACAAGCCATCTTCTGGTTCTTACTTTGGTCGTGGAGCGTTATGCCCCATTTCCTCAGATAAGGAACCATAATGGCAGATAGGCCCTGTTGAGCTATAGCGTTAAGCCATGGCTCAGAGAAGGTAACACGATCAACCTCTGCATCCTTGGGTTGCAGAGAGAGCACGGAGGCGTCGGACTCTGCCATCTTAAGCGCTCCAGTTTCCCGGAGTGCGGACAGATGGCGTCCTATCGAGCCCCGCAGGATGCGGGGTCCGAACGCCTTCAATGCTGAGCGGCTCGCAGTGAACCTCATACTAGGCAGAACCTTCGCGTAAGCGTCCGTATCTTTCAACGGATACTTCCAAAAAGGTAAGCCCTGTACGGTCCCACTGGAGAACGTCTTGGCTTGGTCGAACCTTTTCCAATCCTCGTCCGTCGGAGACGGACCAAGGAGCCGGAAAAGGTCCAACTTAGCCTCGCCAATCACACGAGCAATGAGCGGCCGCATCCTAGACGGATGGGAGAGGTAAAACCTCAATCGCTTCTCGCTTATGCGATTATGGTTATGGGTTTTCCAGAATTTGGCCATAGCGGCCGACTTCCTGGACTCAGCAGTCGAGCCCGTGATGAACGGGTTCTTCTTTATGAGACCCACGACTTGGCGAGTTTTCATCAGTTCGCGAGCATCTTGCTCACTCACTGTAGACGCAGAGGCCTTTGAAAGTAGACAGGCCTCTTCTGCTTCTTTGGCTAAACCTACCCCTGCTATGGAAGCAAGAGGGGTTACAGCCCATTTAGCAGATCCTGCCGCTGCGCCAAGAGCTGCATTAAGCAGTCCTCGGCCGGTACTCCAAGCATGTGACATAGAATTACTCCAAAAGTCACAGCCAGCGCGTAGCTTAGTGCTACACGCAGACCAGTGGGCTCAACAAAACTCCGCAGGATAGCGGAGAGCCGAGCCAATAAGGCATCGTTGCCTGCCATCTCAGATCGGGATGGACAGGGTTTCCGTGGCGTCGTCCACGAAGCCCGCGTCAGCCGCCAAGACCGCCAGTTCGGCGAAAATGGTGTCGACACGAGTCGTGAGCTGCCCGGCAACGTTCCTCACGTTGAGGTCGACGAGGGTATTCCTCTGCTCGTCCTCAACCTGGTCGGAGTTTCCTGCAACCCAGAGAACCTGGAAAGAGGAAGTGCCGCCATTAAACGGGCGGCGCTTGAACTTGACAAGCAGTGGCACGTCGTCGGTGTGACCATCACGAATGTAGGTCACCTCATCGGCGGACACGCTGTACTTCGTCCAAGTTGCGGGGATGGTCATATCGGCCATCTTAACTCTCCTTAACGCGCAAAGCGTTTGACGAGGGAACCGACAGCTTTGGCGGATGGCAGCAACGCGATTGCGTCTACCATTTGTTTCCACCCAAACCGAGGGTTCCAAGTTACGGACAACGGAATTTCGCCAACGTAAGGAGAACGGCTGTAGCTCTCCTTGGTTGCGACCATAGCACCAGGGGTGATCGGATGATAACCCGAGTTACCACAGCCTGAGTTGGCGTACTTACCCTCGAAGCGCCCTTCGAACTGCCACACTGTCTTCACGGATGTGCAGGCAACGTGATCCACGCCTTGAAAGCGTGGCCATGCAGCTCGGAAGAAGTCGCCAGTCGTCAGAAACCAATCGACGACAAACGAGTACGGAACAACCTCCCACGCGGCAGAAAGAGGATTCAAGTCGATGGCTCTCTGTGAAGAGACCTTGACTTTCACTGCGACATTGGCCCTTGCGGTCTTTGTCACAGTTACCTCCTTCTGGATCCAGGTAGGAAGGTCGCTACCTGACACCCTATGGATATAGGATGAGCTAACGACCCCCTCCCCATCTACCGTCTGGCTCGCCGAGCCAGTGGCAATGGTGGACTGACCATGGTTGATGTGTTTGGCGGCGGAACGAATGTCCTCCGTTGTATACACCAACTGTGACCAGCCATACCTCGACTCCAGCCAGGTCTCATTGAACGCTTGCATCCTAGACTTCGCAGTCGAAGATGGGCGAACTTTGCGACCTGCCTGCCGCGCGACGTGGTTAACTCGTTTTCGAGTGCGGCCGACGGCATCCCTCACGAGGGACACCGTCTTGGGCATCTCAACGAGCTCCACGATCAGCATCAGCGCGCCTTGGTTCGCCTTTCCATAAGCCTCTTGGAGTAGAGGCCCAAAGTCAGGCGTAGAAGGCTCCGTCACGGAACACCGGACGGACTGGACGCCACAAGCCGGACCACTAAACTGAACCCAGTTATGGGAACAGTCGTAGTCGTAGTTTGTGTACTGCTTGTAATTACCTGTGAACATGGCGAGAGTGTTAGACACAGTTGACTTTGAGACGGATCTCTCAGTAAACGGTATCAATACCCCTCGCTCTACCTTGGCATGGTAGCCTTCGGTAGCACCGGATGCGGACACAGTCGGGCCCTCCGCGCCGCTCGAGAGCGGTTGGCAAAGGGGCGTACTGGTCGCGTAAAGTGTACCATTGCGGTACACTTCCCTCAACGCATATGCGTTTTGAAGAGGGGCCAGTGTATAGTTTATGTTCCAGGTTACAGCCATGATGCTGACCTCCGTTTCGCTACAAGGATAGTAGCAGGGC